TGAATGCAAATCAGGCGCTCTCCCAACTGAGCTAATCCCCCATTATACTTATAACTTATGATTGTCCAATAAGTGTGCCACCAAACCATCGTGTTTTTTCTCTAACATAATTTGACAGGCTAATCTACTTTCCATACGATCATAGCCTTTTTCATATTCAATTAAATCTGTTTCAGCAGAATCTAAATTTGGTTGTCCTACAATATGTGTCCAGTTTCTATCTATCTTTACGTGGCAAGTTGCACACGCACAACAACCAGAACAATCTGCTGGTATTTCTTCTATTGATTGATCGGCATAATCTCTTGCCGCCTCCATCAACGTCATACCTTCGTCAACTTGGACAGGTATTTTTTCCTCTCCTCGTATGAAGTATACAGTTATCATTAAAGTTTTGGTACTTTAGTTTCTGTGATTAAACCAGGTTTTGGTGTAATAATTCTACTTGTATTTGCTTCATATGATTTTAGTATATCATCTTTTGGATTTGTCATAAAAACTATTTTATCTTTTGAAAGAGTAACAGTTTCGTCTTTACCAAAAGCGTTATACAAACTCATCATAAGTTGTATTGGTTTGCCTGGTCCTTGTTGTTGAGGTATGATTACGAATGCTTGTTTTAAACTCACACCTTGATCGTTTTCGCCAACTTTAGCGATTACATCTTCGCCAGTTGTCAATCTTAATATTTTCACTTCTTGCATAATATCTCCTTATTAGTGTTTCATTATACCATAGTTTAGTCAATTTGTCAATGTTATTTTTTCTCAAATCCAATATTATCAGGCTGACCCTTTTTTTCAATGGGTCTTAATCTTCTACTTAATACAAAAGTTCTATTAGGATTGACGCTTAAATTCATCAATCTCATTAAATCTCTATTGACTAATAAATCAGAACCTGATCTAGGTCTTTGGTCTAAACCTACTTCTACATCTTTATATGTAAAACCATTAAAAGTAATATCCATTAATATTGTAGGTCTAACTTCTGATGGTTCGTTTGTAGCATTTGATCTGAATACTTCACTTTTACCGTGTCTAGGTTTAGTATAAGTTTTACCATCATATTTCCATTTAACTATTTTACCATCTGATAAAATTTCATCTGCGTGTAAAGCACAAGCCTTTGATCCATTACCTGTATCAAACTTAACTCTAACTTTACCTAGGTCTTCAATCTCTACTGTTTCTAACCAACCACATTCTATTAATGATTGTCTATCCCAATGCGCTCTATCTTCAATCCAGTCAATAACATTTGACATCATTTTTTCGCCATCTATTCTACCTGATGGTTCTGAATCTGAATAGTAATCTTTGTGTTGATAACCTTCGTAATCAGCGCCTGATCCTGGACTACCATTGATTTCTAGTAAGTAAGGTTTGCCTTTATGTATGATATGGTCAACACCTACCATATACGCTCTAGATGCTCTAGCCGCTTTTAAAACTAATTCTTTTTCATCATCACTTAATATATAAGGTTCTGCTTCAGCACCTCTATGTGTGTTTGATCTAAAGTCATAACTACTATGAGTTCTTTTTGTACTTGCGAATATCTTATTATCAACACAGAAAGTTCTAATATCAAAATCACTAGGCATAAATTCTTGTATTAATACTTCTGCTTCTAGTTTCCACATCGCCTGTAATGTTGCCACAAGACCTTCATAACTTTCTATCTTAATTACACCAACACCTTGAGTTCCTGTTAATGTTTTTAAAATGATAGGAAACTTACCACCAACTTTATCTAAAGCGGTTTTAATATTATTTTCATTAGAAACAAATGCTGTTCTAGGTGTAGGTAAACCATACTTTTCAAATAGTAATGCTGTAGTTAATTTATTATCGCAAGTTAGCATCGCTGCTCTTGTATTAATCATAAATGCTTGTGAGTTTTGAAAAGATGATATTAAAGATAAACCAGCTTCGTCTTCTAACGCACCACCTCTAACAATACAAACGGTATCTCTACCTACAAAAGTATGTTCACTGTTTTTACCATCATAATTATAAACAGTTAGTGTACTTTTATCTTCGTCTTTTGCTGTGATGATTGTAGATTTTGTATTTACAATAATACACTTAATACTTTTTTTCTTACACGCTTTTTGTATAAGATCAGCAGTTGTATTTTCTTTTGGGTCTTTAGAATCAGCGACTGTGACAATCGCCACTGTTATAGGTTTATCTCTACGACCTATATCTGTTTCTGTAATAAATTCTTTAAACTTCGGTACTTGCATTCTCAGTATTATCCTTGGCTTCAACTTTTTTCCCTATATTATATTTAGCTGATAAGTTCCACTCTTTTTTCTCTTTAAAAGGTAATACTTTGATTTGAGATAATGGTGCTTTGTTTTCTGCTTTTGATTTATCCACTATATCAATTAAATTCCAATCTTGTAATAAAATAGAGATTGTATTTCTTCTTTGAATATCGTTTTCTGTTAATGTTGCTTTCTTACCATCAAGTGCAAATAATTCTTTGAAATGTGTGATGAAATATTTTCCTTGTTTGTGTAAGATGTGGCAACTTTGAAATAAAGTTTTGTCTTTTCTACTAGCAACACCAATTCTTGTTAAAGTCTCTCTGATCTTTAAGAAGTCATCTGGTTGCTTAATGGTAACCTCTAACATACTGTCAGGTGACCAATTAATCGCTTCTTCGCTCATCTTCTTCTCCCACCTTTAGATAAGGTATTTTTAATTAGTTCAATTTGTTCCTCAGTTAGTATGTTGAGAGCGTCTTTTGCTTTCTCATTGCTGTAACCATAATACTCTTTTACATACTCTAAATTCTTCAATTTGGCTTGTGATAACCACTTGCCACCAAATCGCTTCTTTTTTCTTATACTATTTATGTAAAAGTGAAACTGGACTTTTTTGTCTAGGAAGTGATAACCATTCATTTCATTCGCTTGAGCGATACAATCATAATGAACGGAAAGACACTTATTGATTACGAAAGGTGGATATTTTTTTACCCAAGTCTCGTCATTTGTGTCTAATAAATTTTGTTTAGTAAAATTAATTGCGTTTAGATAATCTTTCAATTCGTACATAATATAAAACTTTCATTATCTTTTTAAGTGTTTTCTATGACCTTTATGAGAGCCCATATAATAATCGCCTGGTTCATAATCCCAAACTTTACCGTGATGACCTCTTATATCAGCATACCACATTCTTAATCTAACTATTAATGTTCTAAAAAATGTTCTTTTCGCCATTCTTAACTCTTTTGAAACTGCCTTTGCCTTTTTTGGGCTTAACTATACGAGGTTTGTACTTCGGTGTTCGTACATCTTTGGCGATAGGATTACTTTTTTTGAAAATATCATCAAAGTTTTTCCTATAAGTGTCATTAGATATTCTACTGCGGCCGTCCCACTTACCTGGCATAATATAACCTTTTGTTTCTATTTAGTTTATTTAAATTTACAACCTGCCATTATCTCTGTTAAACAAGCGACCATATTGATCTCTTGGTCAGCGACAAACGCAGACTTATATTGATACCCAGCGATAATTAAAATCGCTTGAGGTATTGACTTCGCATCTAGCGTGGTGTATAGCGTCTCATAGAGCGTCTTAAACAAGGAAGACGCCTCTTTGTCTAGGTTTTGTACTACCCACTTTCTCATATCGTTAAAACGTTTTTCTTTAAGTATTTTAACAAGTTCTTTAGAGTTAGCCTCACCTAAATTAAATAATATACCACTATCTATTTTACCTCTTACAGAATATCTCTGTAATTCGTTTATAGTTCTACGAAAGTCTGGATAGTATTTTTGTATGAGTTCTGCTAGTACCTTCTTATCAAACCCTATCTTCTCATCTTTAAGCACACCCTCTAGTCTTTTAAGAAATGCACTAGCAGTCTTTACTCTTTGCCCATTTACAATTTTAAAATCAACAACTGTACATCTGCTGTGTAAAGCTGGAATAATTTTGTTCTTGTAATTACAGGTAAAGATAAATCTACAATTTTTATAAAATGTCTCAATGAAATTACGAAGTGCTGGTTGAACACTATCAGCGTTCATATAATCAGCCTCGTCTATGATAACAACTTTGTGATTTGCGTCTTCTGTAAGTGATACGGTGGATGCAAAGTTCTTAATTTTACTTCTCACCGTATCTATTTGTCTACCTTCGTCAGAACCATTGATAATGATATAATCACTACCTAGTTCTTCACAGAGTGCTCTGGCGACAGTCGTCTTACCAGTACCAGCGCTACCCGATAGAAGCAAATTCGGTATTTCTTTTTGTTTTAAAAATTGTGTAAAAGTATTCTTTAGTTCTTCTGTAAGAATACAATCACTAATTTTTCTTGGTCGGTATTTTTCAACCCATAAAAAATCGGACATTTAAAACCCCCTTAAAATTCAGAGTCAGGTTCTAAAGCTATCCAATATTGTACAGATTTGTTTCTGTTTACAAAATGAGAAATCTTTGCTTTTGAAATCGCAACATCATAATCATCAACGATTTGTTTAAAGTTTTCTGTTCTAAAATACGCAGTAAACTTCTTATCGCTTTCACCAACATCAATAGAGTATTGATTAGATGATTTATTTTTCTTATCTGTCGCAATCATTTTGATTGTTTTACCATCACCTTTAACAGCAACATCTGGTAGATTTAATGTAGTTGTACCTTTCATTAATCTAGCAAAGTTATCTTTTGTGATTGTAAAATCAACAAACTTATCTGGCATTGATATACCTTTAGTAGGCGAAACAATAACAGATTTATCTGCAAAGAAATATTTGATTGATTGTTTATTTTGAGATATATTTACATATCCACCACCATTAAATTTAAGTTCAGGTTTCTCAAATAGTTCAACTGATCTTAAAAATTCTGGTAAGTCATATATCGCAAACTCGTCTTCAAACTTTTCACTAACCTCAGCCTCTGCCAAGATATTTTTCATAGTAGAAATAGTTTGTACTTTGTT